ATTTCTAAAAATATTAAAAAAAATAAAATTGATTTTGACATGGCAGATACATTAGAAAAAAAAAATATAAATTTACCATCATATTCAGATAACTGGAAAGACATATATTTCGATACAGAGAGAAATGTTGATTATAGCCAATTTATAAAAAACTGTAGAGATTCAGAAAACAACTATTATAAAAAACATGCAGAATTTAAAATATGTGTTAATTTGTTTACAAATATATATTTAAATTACTTAAAAATTATAATTTTATTATGGTTTAGTATTTCCATAATAAAATACGGAGAATGCACCATTCCATACATTCCTCTTAAGGACATAGTTATGGAAGATAATACGGCATTATTACGTGAAGCGATATATAAGAATAACAATTCAGATAAAATAACCAATCATGGTATAAATTTATCTGGTGGTGGTAGTAGTAAACAATCTACTAAAAATAAAAATAAAAATAAAAATAAAAATAAAAATAATTTTGTAAAAAAAACTATAACTTTATGTGCGAAACGTACATTAACAAAAATACCAATACCATTTAACGCTCACGAGTTATTAAAAACTAGAACATCACAAAAAACTAGCAAACCTAACCCCCCCGTAAAATAGTCATTTATAATTTTGTTATACTTTTATTTTAATTTTATTTTTGATTAAACTTTTTATAAAAAAGTTTTTTATAAAAAAGTTTTTTATATAAAATCCTCAAATTCAGATTCAGTGTCAGTTATATCTAGTATTTGTTCACGTTTAATGTCTCTATTTATTGATAATGCGTACGGATTATTATTAAGTGGTAATAAATTATTTGGATTAATCCATTCCTTATTACTTTTATTTGATAACAATGCCTTTGAATTTACGGTAGTTGTAGCCGATATATCTTTTGATACTATTTGTTGATTAATATTTGAAACATTTGGTCTGGTACTATTATCATATTTAGCATTCTGTTTTTTATTTATAATTTTTATATTATATGAACCATTAACTACTTTTACATTATTTTGTGTAGGAGCTCGACCCTTTGCTATTTTTTCTCTAAGAGAGTTAGTTCTAGCATTATAGGCACTATGATAACTAGATTCTTTTTTATTTGATGAATTTGCACTTCCCTCATATGATTTATTAGATGTTAATTGTTTTAAAGTTGCTGGGGCATAAAAATCATTAGAAGTATAACCACCTTTATTATTTAAACTACTATGAATATTACCTTCATATTTGTTATTAGAAGTATGTTGTTTTGAAGTAGATGGTGCGAAATAATTCGCTGATAAATATCCTTTACCATCTCCTCTATTATATGATATATTACTATGATGGACATTATCAATTGTAGTTTGTTTCATAGTATTTTTAGCTCTCTGAATATTATAACTAGTTGGTTTTTTATTTTGCCCAACATCTATATTACCTTCTCTTAAATTGTTTTCGGTTGTTTCTTTAATAGTTGTTTTAGCCACATCATTTGGGTCATAGACCGTAACTTTTGTTGCTCCTTTAATTTGTGTTTCATTTTTATTATGAATATTTGTTTCTTTGATTGTTGTTCTAGCAATATCATGTGGGTCATAAACTGTTAGTTTTGTATGACCTGATATAGACCCTTCATGTTTATTATCTTCAGTTGTTTCTTTAATCGTTGTTCTCGCTATATCATCTGGGTCATATGTAGTTAATTTTTTATGTCCAGATATAGACCCCTCATGATTATTATCTTCGGTTGTTTCTTTAATAGTTGTTCTTGCTATATCATCTGGGTCATATGTAGTTAATTTTTTATGTCCAGATATAGAACCATCATGTTTATTATCTTCGGTTGTTTCTTTAATAGTTGTTCTAGCGATATCATCGGGATCATATGTAGTTAATTTTTTAGGCCCAGATATAGACCCCTCATGTTTATTATCTTCGGTTGTTTCTTTAATAGTTGTTCTAGCGATATCATCTGGATCATATATGGTTAGCTTGGTATGACCCGATATAGAACCTTCATGATTATTATCTTCAGTTGTTTCTTTAATGGTAGTTTTCGCAATATCATTTGGGTCATATACCGTAAGCTTACTAGGAGCAATAGAATTAAAATATCCTAGTTTATTTGGGTTTCCAATAATATTTTCTTTCCTTGTTTTTTTCATTTTATCCTGTAATGGTGCAATTATAGCCTTTACAGCATCTACAACATTTAATATATTTGTTCTTTTTTGAGTAATATCCCTTTCATTTGGTGGTAGTCTAATATTTTTTTTACCATAATCCGAATTTTCGGAATTAGAATTCCACGCATTTGATTTATATGCTGGGCCCATATCATTCGTTTTATAAATATTTCTATTTGACTGACGTATTATAGACTGTTTAGACGGTCTAATATTTGTTGTAGGTGATGCACTTCCAACTATTGGTTTGGATATAGACCTTCCTGGGATTTTTACAATGAATTTTTCACCCATCTTAGGTTTTAAATTTGCTCCAGTAGTTTTTAAATATGTTTCTGGTGTTTTAAAATGAACCTTCTCTGGTCTATTTTTTTTAACAGATGGTAGAGATGACCTTTTGTCAATTTTTTTACCACTTACTATAGGTTGTTTATATGTTGTTTTAGGATTAGTAGATACCCTTAATTCATCCACCGTTTTAGGACGCACTAAATCATTAATTTCATATTGATGAAATCCCCCAACTCCATCTTTTTTATAGTTTTTTCCTAAACCTGGTCCAACAGTTTCTGCTTCAAATGGTAATTCATTTGTTCTATTATTTGAATTTACATATCGCGATTCTATTTTTTCAGTATAATTTGGAACACCATTCACATATGACACATCTTTATTGGGTTTAAATAATGGTTTTGTTTCTTTTTTATGAAAATCAAATTGAGAAGAACCACTAAAAATTTCAAGCTTATTTTGAAAATGTTCCTCTTTTATCGTTTGTTTTGAATTACTACCAAAAAAAGGTAATGCCCAAGTATTTGTTGATATATTATCACTACCTGTTTTTGATATTGTTGAGCTATTAATAAATTGATTTAACGGAATCTCGGTTCCAGTTAAATTGCTTTTTACATTATTTGGATTATATACCTTTAACATACTTTCAATATCATCTTCGCTATTATAATCACTATCACTAAAACTGTTATTAGTATTATCACTATTATTACTATAATCACTATTATAATCACTATTATAATCGCTATTATTATTATTATTAACTTGATTTTGATATTTTATTTTTGTTTTAGTATCCAATAATTCATTAAATGAAGTTGGAAAAATATTTTTTAACTTACCAATATTTCTATTATTCATATTATTATTCATATTATTATTCATATTATTATCATTATTATTAATTATTTTTTTTTTATTGTTATAATAGCTTCCTACACCAAATAATAATATTGCTAAATATATTTCTAACATATATATATAATAATTATATTTTATTTCTTAACCAAACATAACATATTTTTAATTAAACAAAATTGTTTATTATACATGGGAAAATTACTTAAAAAATAATAACGTATATTAATAATGGATAATATGATATATTCATATGACGAATTTATAAAATTCAATACATATAATGAAATTAATTCAGAATTAAAAGATAAATTAAATTCATTAATTTTATTAATAAATAATAATATAAATAATAAAAAATCGGGTAATTTAAAATATAATTTTTCAAGTTCATTTAATAAATCTAATAAGAATAGTAAATCTAATAATAAAAATATAGTCATTAATAATAAAAACAATACATGGAGAATAAAAAAAACGGTATTTAAAAAGGAAATTGTTTTACAAACTGAAAAATATGAAAATAATATTAATAGTCTGCTAAATAAATTAGCTCCCTTAAATTTTGACACTATTAGTATAAAAATACAGTCTGAATTTACAAATTTAATTAATGATAGTGAATTAGATAAAAGTGAAATAGAAATATGTATAACAAATATTATTAACAATATATTTACTAAGGCGGTTATGCAAATAATATATTGTCCATATTATGTAAAATTAATAAACATATTAAATAATGATTATGACATTTTTAATTTGATAAATTTAAAATGTAAAGAATATAAAAATCTAATATTACAACAAACATATAATAAAAATAAAGATTTGTCAGCCAATGAAAAATATGACGAATTCTGTAAAGAAGTCAAAAATAAAGTATTTAAAGAAGGATACTCTCAATTTATTGGCGAGTTATTTAATAATAATATTGTAACTAACGACATTATTATAGAATATATTGTGTTCTTTATTGGAAATTTAGAAACCATATTTGAGTCGGATATAAATGATATAAATGATATAATAGATGATATTGAATATAATATTATTTGTTGTATTAAATTATTAGAAACGGCTAAAATAGATTATAATTCGATAAAAGACTATTTAACTGTATTTTTTAATATTTCAACAAAAAAAATACCAAAACGATTAAAATTTAAATTATTAGATATTAAAGATAATATAAATATTTAATAATATAAATATGGATAATTGTGTAAAGATATTCGAAAAGAATTTAGATGATTTTATAAAAATATCTATAAATGATAGATATAAAATAATACAAAATGAAGATATAAATTTGAAATGTGGTATATTATTTATAGATTTTAATAAAAATATAGATAATGTTACATTTATTCCATTAGATAAATATATTTTTGAAACAAAATTATTAGAAATGTATCCTAATTTTTTCTCAAATAGTGAAAATATTAGTAAATTCTACGACTATTATTATAATAAATACTTAGAATTACCTAAAAGTTTCATATATTTTAGTTTATTATATAATAATGAGAACTTAAATATAGAGATTGATTTAGATAAAAATGATTCTTATAGTAAACATATAATAAAAACAATGGCTGATGATAATTAATTTATGAAATAATAATATAATCATCTAATTTATTATTGTTTATATTATCTAATAAATTATTATTATCAATTTCTTTATCTTTTTTCTCTTTTTTATCCCAAGAATTATATATATACACTGTTGCTATTGGTTTTTGTAATTTAAATACTATATTCAATAGTTGTTTAATATAGTTATTATTTAATATTATTATACTTTTGTCTAAATATTGAATAGGTAATTTTTTAATTTTACCTAAAAATGTTTTCATTTTAAAACAATAACTTATATTTATAAACCCAACATTTCGTGTATCAAATATAAATGTAAAATTTTCTTTTCGCTCATATAATTTTATCCAATTTTGTAAAAAATCATTAAAATCTTTTTCTTCATTTATTTTTGATTCAAAAGTTACATGAACTATTGGAAAATTAGAGGTATCATAATTTGCCCACATTATAAAACTAAAATAAAATAATAATAAAAAAATAACTTAGTATAGGTGTTTATTGATTATTAACATCATCTGGATTATACAATATATTATTATATGAAATATCATATACTGGATTATTTAACACAGTTCTCTTACTAGATTTATATTTTAATCTAAAATAAATAACTATAGACATAATAATAATAGTGCTTAATAAACTTACTATAATAATATATATTTTAATAGCTCTATCATTATTATCACTATTATCACTGTTATATTTTTTTGTTGAGTTGTTATATTGTATTGTATTCGATTTATTATTGGTATTATTAGTATTATTAATTATACTACTTGTATTAGACAAACTTGTAGCTGTAGTAGACAAACTTGTAGCTGTAGTAGACAAACTTGTAGTTGTAGTAGACAAACTTGTAGCTGATGTCAAACTTGTAGCTGTAGTAGACAAACTTGTA